AACATTGGTTGGGATGCGAAATCGCTGCGTATTACAAATATGGCTCAAAAGGGTGGATTCGACCGCCCTCAACGCGAAGTCGCATCGAGTAAGGTATCGTTGGACGACTTGTTGGGATTGACCTAAATACGCTTTTAAAATAAGTGTATATGCGATTTAGTCAATTTTTGCGAGAAGGTATAGAGCACATCGAAGATTTGTCGATTGATGAATTCGTTGATACTATTACTAATCTAACCCGGTACGCTGTTACAGAAAAGCTGGACGGATCGGCGCTCACGTTTGGCATTGACGAACATGGTAAATTGTTTACCAATCGTCAACAAAAAGGCAATGACACTCCAGTGTACGATGCACAACAATGGGGCGACTCTCCTGCGTATGTTGGATTCAAATCTGCTCACCAAGCGTTACAACAGGTTGAAGATCAATTAGCAACTGCAGTCCCAGTAAATGTTATGGTCGAGTGCGAGGTGTTATATGGCCGCCAACCAAATGCGATCATTTACGGTACCTCTAGTATTGCGTTCTTGCGAGCGATTAGCGAGGACTCCCCAGCTATTATCAAAAAACTAATCGCATTGCAGCTTGCTCCTGTCAAAGTTGAAACTGTTGAAGTCACAACCGAAGACGGTGTGTCGTTAGTTAGGAAGCCAACTCTGATCACATGGCGATTTGTCACTCCGCAGCAAATTGATGCTCAAAAGCTAAAGCAAATCGACTTTGCAGCAGAGTTGGATCAACTAAAAACGTACGTAGCGCAACAGATCGAAACCTCGCAAGGCCCAATGTCAATTGCAGCTATCGCCAAATCCACCTCAAAAACTCGCGAAATGGTCGCACTCCGTAAGCAAGTTGCTGAAAAATTATTAACTGATTTCAAACTCCCTATCAAAGAAAAACTGCTTAAGCAGTTTGTGCGCACGTTGGTACCAAGTCTCCGAGACGTCCAAGATGTTGAAGCGGAGCACGACCCAGGGGTAGAGGGCGTTGTAATGTTCGATCCAAAGACAAATCGCCAAGTCAAGATCGTTGATAAAGACGTGTTCTCTGCATTCAATCAGTTCAATTTCGCCATTCGCAATCAAATTAAAGCATCTGTGCCTCGGCCAGTTCAAGGCATTTTGAAAGTTGCGGAAACTCGCAGTGGCTCGATCTACGGCGACTTGTTGGAAGATTTATCAATTATCTTGCAAGAGCCTAAGTTGAAGACTCCACGTACTATCCGTGCATTACTCGCTTCTCACGACGGTAATTGGGCAGTCGACATTAAGCAGGCTCGCCCACTATTGATTCGTGCACTAAAAACTGCAGAAACTTCACTTATCCAAGCAAAAGATACATTCGTGGAGCGCGCCGACAAGTTGGAACTCGCTACCGAAGCTGGTCGGAATTTCAAGTACTCTCCTGAAATTATTCGGCGCACACTTTCCCAGTTTGCTGACGTTATTACTGACGTTCGTACAAGCGAGCAAGCTCTCCAATCCGCTAAGACTACACAACAAGCTGTCGAAATACTATATAAGAGCTACCTCGGCGATAAATAATCGATACTGCCCCTAAACCACTATGAAACTATCCACCATACTTGAAGATGCAGCAGCCGGCGCCGTAAGTGCACAGGCTATCGCTACCAACCCATTTACCCACCCATCGAAACCTGTTAAACGCCGTAAATTTTCTGGTAGCGCCAAGATCGAAAAGATTAAATTCAACGAGAGTAGTATTGCGACATTCGATGTCGGTACTGCGATTTTGTTTGAATTCGACGATGGACAAACTGCTCCGGTAATGACCGATAAAAACAAGAAAATTGTCGCCGACATCAATGACAAAGTTAGCAATGCTACCAAACGTGCGGATGTTGATGACAAAACGCAAACTTCTACATTCGGTTTGCAGGATGGTGATGGTAAGATCGTTAAAGTAACCGTCAAGCGTGAACAAGCTGAAGATTTTGAATCCCGTCTAAACTCCATTCTGTCGGACACGGAGCAGAAAAAAGAAATCGCTGAAGTGTTGTATATGCTAAAGCAGGACTACGATATCGTTGACGTAGAGTGGGATGAACCAATCACTGAAGACGAAGAAGAGCCAGGCGCCGAAGGTGAAGATGGTGGTGAAGAAGATTTAGCACTTGATGGCGAAGAAGGTGGCGAAGGTGAACTGGACCTAGACACAGAAGGTGGCGAAGGTGACCTCGGTGGCGAAGACGAATCATCTCCAGATATGCAACAAAGCACTGTTCAACTATTACAACAGGTTATTGACCTACTAAAATCTGAAACAGGTGTCCGTACCGCCAACGCAGATGTCGCAAAAGCAAAAGCAGAGACTGAATTGCAAGGGGTTGAGCAACAGAAGCAAGACAACGAGATTGCTGGCCAGCAGGAGATTGCTGATATGGAAGAATTCGAGGATGAAGAAAAAGAACGCAAGAAAAATGAACGATTAGTTCAGCGGTTAGCAAAATTCCGTTCGCAAAAATCTGGTGGAGCATCACGAGCATGAAACTCTCAACTGTCCTAACGCTGAATGAAGGTACTTACCCATCGCTTACTGCGTGGGAAGAAGCTGCTAAAAAAGCTGGCTACAAAGTAACAAAAGACAACAAGTCTGGTACGTACCACGCTTGGGATGGTACCACAAATAAAGGCTCATTTAAAGCTGGTTCCGGTAAAGGTAGTCTAACTGAAGGTTTATTTGACCGTTTTAAAAAGAAAGCTGCTCCAGTTCCAAAAAGAATGCCGATTGATGCAGAGCAGCGTGCATTTATCATAAAATATTTTCCAGACCAACACAATGCTGATGTCGAATATTCGCCAGGAAAGTATGTATTACCAGATAGTGTTAGAGCTGTAAGTGGTAAAGGCATTGTGAATTTTACAAACTACGATGGTAACCTCACGGCACATGTAGCGTATCACAAGTCGGTCGACGATGCTAACAATCGAAGAGCCACCCCACTGATGCACTTTGATGAACCGATTGCAGGCCCTGCGGATATGGAAAAGTTGGTAAAGATGTTGAATGAAGGATTGGCTGAAGCCGACAAGCATTCATTCATTGGTAAAATTCAACGAGGCAGTGAACTAAAGAAAAAAGTAGATTCAACCTGGGGAGATGCAGGGGCTGCACAGAAGAAAGGTGATCATCCAGGTGCTGCAAAAGCGTTTAGAAAGCACGAACGTTACGCAAATCTCGAACATCCGGGCACTTGGACGAAGGTCAAAGAAGCAGCTGGCGAAGACATGACTGGTTGCAAGTGCACTAAATGCGGCAAAGGTACGTATCAAGAAACATCACAACTGGATGATACGGATGGGGTATTGCACTGCACGAACTGTGGCATGAAGGTCGATCGTTATAAAACAGTTAATGAACACATCATCAAGCACGGTGCTGGATACCGTCTCGTCAGCAAAAAGACTGGTAAAAATCTTGGCGACTTCCCAACCAAAGCTGCAGCTGAAAAGCACGAACGTGAAGTCGAATACTTCAAACACAAGAATGAAAGCGTCGAAGAAGGAGCTAACCACGATGCGTGGGAAGATGACTATACCGATTACAGTATGCGCCAGGGCGAACGAGGCAATCCAGATCGTATGAGAGAACGTATGGACAATTCAGGTATTCAAGATGCTATTCTCAACACCGTCGAGAGATTATTTCGTAAGCATAATATAAATGATAGCGGTGCGTTGGACGCAATTCGCCAAGGTGTAAAACATTATTTCTCCAAATCGGGCGCGACTGCTGAATCTGCTATTGAAGGTATATTAAATATATTAGATAAGCGTATGCGTAAAAATGGAAACTTTATGGAGTTGGGTAAATTTAAGGAAGCGCTGCGACAAGGAGTTTCTCATCAACTTAACAATCAAGACGTGGCAGAAGGCAAAGATCCAACTATCGATTCCTCACAAGAAGCACGTGGATTTATTCGTGGTGATGTAAAGAAATTAAAAGATGGGTCTTTCTGTACAACTAATCTAGCTGGTTCGCGTAAAATCTTTAAAAACGAACAAGCTGCTAAAGCGCACGCTAATTCAGATAACGAAAGTGTTGAAGAAAGCGCAGACCCACAAGATGCTAAATCGAAATGGACTGTGACGTACGACACATACGGTTCTAACAAGGACGTCCCGCTTAAAAAAGGCGCCACGAAGACTGTTTATGTGGACACAGCGGATGCTGCCTGTGCAGAAGTTAAAAAGCTAGTCGGTGGTCGTAACCACAAAGCTGAATGCATTCGTAAGCCAGTGTAATGGGCAAGTTCATAGCTTTCCTAACTGAAAAAGCGGAAGAGGAGCTTAATGTTCCTCCTATCGCCGTTGGTGATGAAATCAGAGTTGGGAAGTTTAAGAACCGTAAAGCGACGGTGACAGGATTCGGCACCGATAAGCATGGCCAGCCGATTCTCCATACTACAAAAGGGGATCAGTTGCTATTCAAACCTCGTCTTGTTAAACTAATGAAAGACGAAGTGGAAGAAGATGCAATGCCAAGGGTAATCATCGACAAAGGGTGGTAGGTTGCCCCCTTTTTTGCAACCATAGATAATTGTGCATTAGTACTACCTTATCTATTTTGATTCCTCGTCAACCACCTCAAGCCTGGGCTGTAGAGCTCGAAGCAAAAACTAATGTGTATGGCAAGCGAATGTATAAAGTCGCTGATGATTTGTGGTATCCAAGCGTTACGACAGTAATTGGCCAAGCGGATCCTGAAAAACAGGAATCTCTAAACGTGTGGCGCAAAAGGGTTGGCTTCGAACAAGCAAAGCAAACTACCAAAGCTGCAACTGACCGTGGTACTGGAGTACACAATCCACTCGACGAATGGCTCAATGACCAGTCTAAAGTGTTGCAAGAAGATGCACCACGTGAAGTCGCTATTCCATACAGACAAATCAAAAAAGAACTGACAACCAATCTGTCGGAGATTTGGATGAACGAGCAGTGCCTCGTCTCACATGAGTTGAAAACTGCTGGTCGAGTAGACTTGATTGGTGTATGGAAGGGCAAGCCTTGTATCATTGACTTCAAGACTGCAAGTAAAAAGAAACAGGAAGATTGGATTAAAGACTACTTCCTACAAGAGACGACATATGCACTGATGTTCTATGAAATGTCTGGCATTCTCATTGAGAACATTGTTACCATTATTGGGAACGAAACGCTATTCAAAGCTCAAGTGTTCGAAAAGTCAATTTACCCATACGTGAAACAAGTAAATAAAGTCTTCACTGACTACCACACATCGAAGTTGAAAAAATGATCCCCACCTCACGCTCTCCATTTTTCATTATCGACGAAGCCGTATCTCCGATGCAGTGTGAACAAATTGCTGATAGCGCGGAATTTATCCAGACTGATGTAGATAGGTCCAATCGTCCAATAATGACGATCAAGCATACTGAGCTAGCACACACGTACGTAGCACAAGCTCTTGCTGTTCATCGAGAAGCGATTGAGCATCATTACCAAGCGGTTGTCACTGATTTGGAACCTACTCGAGTGCAGTGGGCAAATGAGTGGGTTGCGCCAGTAGCAGTGTGTGATAATTCTACTCGCATTAAAGACAAGTGGCTGCGGGTACACAACCGAGACTTGACGGCACTTCTGTTTCTGTGTGATTATAACGATAAGCCGCCGTTTGATGGCGAGTTTGAGGTGTACGGTGGGAAGCTGGAATTTCCATCTCATGGATTCGGATTTAATCCAGTGCGTGGTACTATGATCATTTATCCAAGTGATCCGCATTTCACGCACGTATTTTCGAAGGTCGGAATGGGAGAACTATTTGTATCAAAGACATTTATTCAGTTAAATCCACCACTACTGTACTCGCCGAAGAACTTTCCCGGCACGTGGCGTCAGTGGTTAGAACAATCAATTTAAAGGATATATTATGGCAATCGAAGGTTTTGAATTTGTAATTCCGAGTGCAGAAGCTGAACGTAAGCAACTCAAGGTGATGATTGAAGAAGCGTGCGGTTGCTTAATTAGAGCAGATGGGGAGCGTGACCACAAGAAAGAAATAATTAGTGCTATTCGCGAGCAGTTTAAGATTGACGCCTCAATTCTCAACAAGGTGATTGCAATGCGTCACAAACAAACGTTCACAACAGTCGCAGCGAAACAAGAAGCAACGAGCGAACTATACACTGTGTTGTTTGGTGACATCGAGAAACTAGAGGATCAGCCGTGAACGTATTTTACTTGACAGGTGGCGCACTAACTACTGTGAGCGCCCAGCTCTCGCGTCTTGCACCAACTGGTAGCAAAGTGTGTGTTGTTGAAGCAGCCGGTAATCCAGCTGATGAAGCGCTCGCAAAGCAAGTTGCAGATCTGCTTTCACAAACTCGCAGTTCCCAACTTGTCGAAAAGAAGGTACAAGGGTATCAGATCGGCTCTCTTCCGGAATTTCGGAACAGGTCGTATAAACTTTATTTTATGGGGTAATAAAAATGGAACTAGAACTACGTCAACAATACAACGCGATGATCAACCACGTCGTAAATGATAGTAAAGAGCAAGCCCAAGCAGTGCTTTCGAACATTCTCGCATCGAAGCTTGCGGCAAAATTGAGTGCTCACAATGATCAAATTATGACACTCAATCGTACCTCAGTTGCAACGGCAACTAAGATCGCCACGCCAGCAGTTTAAAAGGTTGTACATGTTGATTGCAATTAGCGGAAGTCAAGGTAGCGGCAAGAGTAGCATCATCTCAGCTCTGTCTGAGCTTGGATATATAACCATCACTAGAAAGACGTCTCGCTCGATTTTAAGTGATTGGGGAGTGACTCTAACTCAGGTAAATTCGGATAACGAGCTAACGTGCAAGTTTCAGGATGAGATCCTAAAGCGAAAGTTGGAAGATGACAGCGTAGTTGAAAAGATGCACAAGCTCGGAAAACTTGGAGCCAGTGTTGTTGTGACTGAGCGAAGTTTTGCTGACTTGTGGACATACGCATTGGTTGCAATGGGCAGCAATAACTCGTACAGCGATTGGTTAGATGAGTACTACCGTAAGTGCATGGCTGCACAACAAGTGTATGACAAAGTATATTATCTACGTGCTGGACACTTCAAGCCAGAGCACGATGGAGTACGAGGTAGTAACCGTCACTATAGTCGAATGGTCGACCTTACGATGATTGATTATTTTGGACAGATGACACAGCCAACAAAGCAGTGCATCATCGAAACGCCAAACTTCAACGACCGTATGGCGATACTAACTTCTCACAATCCGTTGTGGACAAGTTCGAAAGTATAATATCATCGTAGTATGAACTTGAAATCATACGAAGTTGACATCGATTCGCTGGAAGATTGCACCCGGCTGTTGAAACTTGCCCAAACCCTGATTGGGCAACACCGAGCTGGTAAGTATGGAACTCATAAAGAGCGTGCGGGAAGTGTATTAGATGCATGCCAGCAAATATACAACACAGATATTTCACCAGTATACAACTCATTGATGCTGGATGATGCGCCTGTGTATTATGTGTATACGCATTGTGAGCCTACTAAAAATGCTCACGCCGGTAAAAATGGAAAAACAACTTTTGCAGCATCAATAGGAATGACAAAACTGCCATTTTATGTCGGCAAGGGCACGGGTAATAGAGCATACAACCTCAACCGCAATGAAACTCATAGAAAAGTTCGGCAACGTTTACAACAGTTTGGTAAAGAGGTTATCGTAGAAGTATTAAAAGATCGGTTGACAGAAAAAGAAGCATTGATGCTGGAATCGAAGTTGATTGATATATTCGGGTTGGTAGCCAACGGTGGTAGATTGGTAAACCTGGATGAAGGTATAAATAGTAAAGAACGCAGAGTGCTCTACGGGGATAGTTTATCCAAGTTGACCACTCTATATAAGAATTCTGTTTGAAATTGTATCAAAAGGTGTGCAAGAAGGGGCTTCGACGCCCCCGGGTCCACCAAATATGCTAGGCTGGTAGTGCCTACGGTCTGTTGTAAAAGTCAGACCATATTTGATGGGCCCGACGTGGAGATTGCCTGCGCAATAAGTAGATATGATTAGGAATCGTGATGCAGTACACGTAAAACCAGCGAAAAACTAAACGCAGCTAACGCTTCGAACGACGAACGCTTTGCCCTAGTGGCCTAAGCATGACTCTGAGGTCACGGTGACCTTATCTCCCAATAACCGCTAAGAAAGGACCGCAAGGTCCTTTTTTTGTTCCCTAAAAATACCCGCATTTTTCGTAGTCTAAATAACACCGAACACACTGTGCACCTGCAAAGGCTACAAACATGAAATATAATCCAACTCCAATCGAAATTCGCCCAGGTAAATTCCCACACACAGGTTGGGTAGACATTGCTGGTAAAGGTGTCTGGACTGAAGTTGCAATTATGACCGTCGACAACAACGGTAACGTTCACTTTTTCCCACTAACCGCTCTCGACCGTATTGATCGTCAGCGTTTCTTCAACTTGATCTCCAACCGTAACGCCGGTCAATTCCCACTGTATGACCTTTGTGCACAAACCACACTCGGAAATGGGGTGAATGCGTTATCGTATTTCCAACAGTTGGTCAAGGTACTTACCCCTACTCATCAAGTGCTAACCCCACGCGTTGGTGAAATTGGCGGATCAATCGGTCACGGTCCATCTCCAGTAGCAGCCTAAATCAGTTGCGCACGAAG